CTGTGCCATCTCTTCCTTTACGCCCTTGTCCATTTCTGCGTCTTCTTCAGTCTCATCCTCTTCTTCAATCTCAACTTCGATTGCCTTTTCGGTTGCGACAGTTGCGTCTGCCTCTGTAACGGGGAGTGCGGTAGGCTCTGGATTGATCTGCTCTTCGTTCATATCCATGCTCTTCTCAATTTCATCTACAACAATAATGTCTGAGTCCATCTTGCTTACCTCCTTTACCTCTGATTTACTAATCGCATTAACTTTTTCTAGTGAAGAAATATTTTTAATAACGCGACGATTGGTAGGTACTATTGTACCGTCTATTTGCGAATACGCCTTTAAGATAACAACTGGATCATTAGACTTGGCAACTGAAACAACCTCTTCAGTAGAAAGTCTTGCACCACCATTGAAAATAATCTGTTGAACCTTACCGTATCCACCCTTATACTTAACAAAACTTCCTTCATCAATGCCGTTCTGAATCTGCTCTTTCTTGATTCGATGAATCATTGACTTTACAACTCCCGCCTTATCAGCATCGTTGCTCTCAACAAACCCAATGTTATTCATTGCCTTTTCGCATTGTGGGCAAGACTTGTTTGCCTCAAATGACATTTGAATAATATCGTCAACACCACACCAGAAAACATTCTCAATGGTGGCCTTGGACAGATAACCGTCCATGTGATCCTTGCCATTAACCTTTTCAATGCTAAACACATTGGCAAATTGATTGGCTGGATTGTCTACAAGGGAAAGTTCGCTGAGTGAGTACTCCTTGATTACCTGATAAGTCTTATCAAGTGACTCATCATAAACCTTCTCTGAATCATGAATCTCTCCACCAATAGAAAAACCTGTGAGAGTTCCGTCTAGAACCTTCTCCCAGGTATCCTGTGCTCCCTTGCTTACATAAGCAGAGACTACAATTCCATTATAAAAACTCTTTGACTCTGGATCAAAGTATGTGTCTTCCTTAAAAGAAACCACCTTGCCAACAGCGATGGGCTGATGCATCTCACGGATGTTTCCACGGAATGACTCAAAAGCCTTGAGACTCGCCTCCTTGGGAACAACATCTCCCTGGCGATCAAGATTATCAAGAGTAGCAAAACCAGTAACGATTCTGCGCTCTTTATCTACCTTATTAATTGGCATTGAAAGACGAATGTGGCTATCTTTTGTTGACCAATTTGCCTTATTGATTTCCATAGTTATTCCCATTATATCAAACATTTATTAAAATGTTATTAGTCTGTCTTTGCGCCTGCGCCTTTGGGGTTTCTTCCAGAAATTGCAGCGGCTCCGTCAGACTGTTCGTTAGTCCTCTCAGCGTCTCTCGTCTTGTTTCCTGGCATATTTCCCTTAGCATCGGCTGCTTGTCTTGGGTTCAATTCTAATGGCTCATCTGCACCATCTCTTTGTGGATAACCAATCACTTCACGAGCCTCGTTTGGAACGAGAATCTGATTCTTAACATAACGCTCAAGAATCTGAGACTCAGCAATTTCATCTGTAAGACTGACCTGATGAAAGTTAAGTTCAATAATGTCTGTCTTTTCTCTAATAATCTTGTTGATTGCCTTAGCAACATACTCTTGCAATGGCTTTGCAACTTGATCACGGAAAGTTCTGTCTTGGGTCATGGACGCAGCAGTAGATGCAGAATCTACTCCGCCCAATTTGGAAAGAGGAACCTGATGTGCCATAAGAATATCGTCACGGTTCTGCTTTCTGTATTGTCCAAATGATGCTTCCTGTATACCATTCTCTACAGGATGCATTTCGAACTCAATCTTGCTTCCTTCGGAATCTCCAGGAAGTGGGATGTAGAGGGTGCGATGTGACTGGCCCTTGAGTCCTGTCTGGAAGAAGCGGAACAACTTATCCTCTGCTTCTGGTGTTAACTTTGCACCCTTGACGGTGATAATGTAACGAGGAACAGCCTTATTCTCAAAGTAATCAATGTTATAACGCTGAGCCATCTGATCGCCTTGCAGGGAAGTCATGGCAGCCATAATGTCTGGAACACCGTAGAATGTATTGAGTGGTGAATACTCCTTAAGGTGGATTACCTCGTTTGGACGATTATCTGATGTGACTGGGTTTGGATTTGTTGCACCAAAGTTTCTGAAGTATGTGATACTTCCTGCAATAATCTGGATATATCCGTCGTGGAGGCGACGAACTCTCATAGTTGTGGATGGGATGTGACCAACGTATCCAATCTCACCAGTTACAGTTCTGCCAACCTCGATATATCCATTACCAGTTGCCTGCATGTCTGTAACAACCTTTTCAAGAATCTTTGTAAGGCTCTCGTCATCGTTCAAGTCTTCAAGCCATGAGCCAAGTTGTATCTTCAACTTTTCAATACGACGCTTTGCATTCTTCTTCTTTGTCTCATCATCCAAGGACTCTAACTTCATGAGTGTTGATGAAGTCATGTCAAACTTGTAACCAAGCCCTACGGTATTTGATACCTTGGCATCAATGGCTGCGTGGTTTGCGAATGATGTGTCGTAGTATGAAGAAAGTTCATACAGGTTGTATGGGGGTGTAATTAGATCAAAGATTCCGTATCCATTGCGATATACCTGGCCTGGATTGATCTTCTTAGATCCAACTGTACGATCTTGGTTTTGACCAATGGCCTTGGACTCACTAAGGTATCTTCTAGAGATCTGACCGTCTGGATCTCTTGGAACACTATTAACTGTTGTTCCGTTTGCTCCACGATCTAGAGCATTGGACATTCCCTGTGGAGGAGCAGCCTTTTCTGTTCTAGAAATTCTACGCTTAAAGTTCTTCTCAAGTCCATTAAGAGAGATGAGGTCTTCCCAATTCTTTGCAAAGGGATCTGCGTTTGCCCACTCATTTTCAATAATTTGAGTCGCCATATTAGCGTCAATAAGGATCTGCTGCTTTTCCATTAGTCAAAGTCTCCGTAAGTTTCTAATGATTTCTTGGCAGCAGCGACTGCTCCAATATCATTGAGTGATGGGATAAGACCCTGGTTTAATCTGTCTATCTGCTCTGCGTGCTCTTCATCTGTAGCACGACCAATACCAGCATAGAACCATGGTTCGCCATCTGGCTGTCCATAGTGTGCCGCCGCAGTACGTAACTTTGCAATTTGATTGGCATCATTCTTCACAGATGGAATGTTGAGTGGATCTCCATCCTCATTCTTGAATAGGTGACCGTCTGGCATTCTCCAGAAGTACAACCCCCATTCAAATCCAACAGCATTGCGCTGTGCGACTCCAGTATCCACTACAGATACCTTGCCACGACCTAGTTTTCCATGATTATAATATTTTGCTCTTCCCATAACCACCATTGTACCAGATTATGCTGGTTTATCGGTATAGGATGACCAAGATACATCCGTAATTACTGATGTTTCTTTTTGTTGCAGTTGCATACCATAACCATCGTCAACAACGGTTCTATTCGTTCCTGTGTATGCCTTGTATATGTCTACTGGTGTGCTGATGAAGGATGATGTTTGTCCAAGAATGTAAACGCTTTGCCATGTTCTACTATCTGCTGACCAATAGGACCATACATTTTCTGGGCTCACTGGCGTACCGTCATAGTCTTCATTAAGAACGTTGTCCCATGTTCTAAGTGATAGATCAACCTTTGCCTCAAGACCTTCCTGCAAATAATAAGAAATATTATTAAAGATAAATCCACCAAAGAGGTCTATGGAGCCACTATAAAATTCGCTAAAGTCTAAACTGTTGTCAAAAAGGACTGCGATATTGTTCCACTCATTATCCTTAATGTATGCAGAATTTACATATCTTCCATTCTGATAAAAACTAACTGATGAAAGTTGTGTGTATGTTGTTGTGGCTCCTACAACTGTCTTGTTGTACGCACTTATTGATATACCGTCCAGGCTCTTATCAGCAATTAAAGATATAGTTCCTCCCTTATGATTAATGTCCATTACTGGAATTTCATCAACTACATCTGGTAAGTTGCTAAGAACAAACACGTTTATTGCTGAAACATTAAAGTCATAAGATCCATTTGAGTTTACTGGAATTGATGCACGATAACTATTTTCTGCTGGAGAAGATATTGATCCAACGTTGATTATTTTGATTCCAGACTTTTTAGTTGTATATAGGTACGGAGTATTTGTTTTGTACATTAGGTAGGGGTTCTTGCTCTTGTAATCTATGCCACCTGAACCTTCAATTTCTGGGTACACCTTGTTTCCAAATTTTGTACCAAAGTAGTTTCTTTGTGCTAAATCTTCACTGACTGAGTTGTAGTTAAAGTTCTTTGAACTTATCTCAAAACTTTTAACCGTAAGTGGATTCTTTAAGATAGATCTTTGGTTAATCTTTAAGTGAACGACCATTGCATAGTCTTCAAAATTATTTGATTTTGGTGGATACACAATGACGTTATCCTTAAAAACAAACTTTGTCTGGTATGCCTTTTCTGGAAGAGACACCGTGTTTTCTAGATCAGGATCAATGACTGAACTTTCGTCTAGGGCTTTCTCGTATAGGAAACTTGATATGGGCTCGTTTGCTCCACTTGATAGTGACTGGAATGTAATGTATCCATTGAGAGAAGAGTTTTTTACATTGACTGTTCCGCCAGAAGTATTGTTCTTTTTTAAATTAAAGTAGTTGGAGTAAATAGAATCCTTTAGGTCTTGGTAGGTTTCTGTTAGATACTCTGAATTTAGTTGTGAGTATAGCCAAACATCTTGTGTCTCCACTGAGGCGTATCCCAGGTTGATCTGAAGCATATCTAAGTCATATACAGAGTTTCCATCTTCATCCTTTACGTAACTTGCAAAATATGATAGTGGGAAGTACTCCTCCCACTCTGACGAAATAGAGATATCCAGATACATTCTCTCGTATTCATATTCTGCAATCAAGGTATAACTAGCAAAATGATCTATAAGAATCTCATAGTTATCTTTATTTATGATTCCATTTGCATCAAAATTAGAGGAAATGCTTTCATAGTTTGTTTGATTACAGAAGCCAACAAGGTAGATCTTTCCCTCAAAAGTATTGGTTCCATTTCCACCTATGTAAAGTTGTACAGAAGAAGGTGAGGAGAAGAACTTTGCCACATCATATCCATAAGCAATTCCTGCTGATTCAAAGTTAATTCCAACAAGTGTTTCTAAGCCTACAGTAATGCTTTGCACGGCTGGGTTTCCGTCACCGTCAACAACTGGAGATCCATTGTATAGATACTTAATCTCATCTGATTCAACATTTATGTCAAAGGTGTCTCCATTAGTAATATTTACAAAACTCATCAATGTTCTTGGAACTGGATTGTCTTCCTCCACCTCAAAAATTCCATAAACGGCTGACAATGAATCGTTTAGAATGTTTAGGGATGGAAAGTTAAAGTATGATTGATCTGTATAGTTTGGCTCATCTGGATTCCAGTATGGATCTCCATCAATATCATAGGAGATGTTTGGCCTAAAGGTTACAAACTTTGGGTGTAGTGAGTCTGGATACTCTAAGGTATTGACAGTATAATTATCTGCATACCATTGGCTAATGTCTCTTCCGCCAATATTTATTGATGGCAACTGGTATCCAGGAACTGAAAGGTAGTCCCTCGTTGCATCCAGATTGTTGAAATACCCAGCGTCCCATCTACCAAAATCTGGATAAATGATGTTTGATGAATACTCTGCTGTAGAAAAATCAATTGTCGTTGGCGTTCCCTTGAACGTATTGTCAATTGATTGAATTGAGGGAGTTCCCTGACCGTAAACGAATCTACGCTTTGCAACAAGATTAGATATTGTGTATGGATATATTGATATACAATCAATTTCAAATATATCTATTGTTGGATAAGAGTATACTCCCCACCAATCTGCGGTATTTGGTAAATCTATCGTTGTTCTTGGAAAGAGAATGTTGATAACTTCTTCTCCATTTACAAGAAGAACAATGTTATTTTCCTTAACTATTAAATGAAGTAGCATTGGTCTGTACCACTCAGAAACACAATGTGAGGCAATTTCATTTCCAACTACGAGGGTGAGGAATCCTTCTTTAACATATATGCCGTCTGAACTGTCAATAGGCCCAATAATTCTTTTTGCAACACTTGTATATGCATCTAACTTTATCCACATCTCCAAAGAGTATTGCTTGTTCCTTCCACTTTCGTGAAGCAAACCCTTTCCTGGGAAAATAAGTGACGGAAGGTTGACATTGGATGGATATATCTTAGTTGAGTGGTCTGTTCCATAAACAAGTGGAAAACCATCATTTTGTGCAAGCAATTGATTATTTCTTACAAGATAATATCCATTGTCAGAAAGTATTCCATACTGATCAGCAGATACTCCAAGCATACCGCTAATTCCTATGGAAGATGGAATCGAAAAGGCTATGTCTCCAAGACTTGAGTAGCAAGTTGTTTCTGAGTTCTGACCAACAGATAGTCCGTTCATCAAAACAGTTCTTGATGATGCGTCTCCTCCAGAACTATCGGCAAAACTTATCTTAATGACAAGTTTTATATCTCCAGACCAACTCGTTGGTAACTGATAGATATTGTTAAAGTTTACCCAGGATTCTGTGGGTGGTGGTGGTATCTCATCAGAAAGA